TGAATCATAAACATAACTATTCAAATAATAATTAGTAACACTTAAACCAGTGAATGATGAACCTAAAGGATATACATTAGCAAATATTTGATTTAGTGAACCACCAGTATAATTACTATCGGTTGCTGCTGATAATGAACCTGGAAGATTATTAAATTGATTATTGATTAAATTATTATTCCATAATGTTTGTAATAAAGAATCATTAGAAATAAAATTAGTAATAGTGTTTTGAGAATCAGCAGTAAATGTAAATAATGTACTATAAGTTCCAGCTGTAATAGTTGGACCTACTGTTGTAGCATCATAACCACATTTAACAGTTAACCCCCATGTACGACCAGCATCATAACCACATAATCCTAATACTCTAGTAACATATAATTGACTAGCTTGATTTAAATATTGATTTGCAATATATGGTAATTCATATCTAGGAAAATTAGTAATACCATCTCTCACATCACTAATACCACCAAATATATCAGAAAAGTCATTAATACTTTTTATTAGTACTGGTTGAAATGCTGGACCAATTAATGTTTCACCCACTAAACCAAGTCTAGTTTTTACTAGCGGTGGTGGCGGTGGTGGCGGTGCTGATGGACTAGGCATCGGCCCAAAATAAATCCATGGTGCTACTGTTATATTATTTCCCATATTGTATTCTTAATTTAAAAATTTTATATCTTATTAATAAATATAATAGAATAAAAAAACCCTCGATATTTCGAGGGTTTATTATTTTAATCTAAGTTTTTATTAGATATTATCGAAGCTTGCTCCAGTATTCATAATGTTAAATTCTAACGTAATGAACTCTAATGCTTTAGTAGGTTTCAAGAATATTCTTCCTACTAATTCTCCTCTATCAATTGATTCTGGAGTATCATCTAGAACAACTCTAAAGTCAGTTAAACCTCTGTTAGCTCTGATGTTATCCAAGATTGGATTAACAAGAGTTAAGAATTGGTTTCTAACAACTGAATCGTTTTGTTCGAATAATAATCTGATAGAAACAGCAGATATAAGTTTTCTAGCTTGTAACAATAAACGTCTAACGTTGATTCTGTTAAGAGCTGTATCTTTAACTTGTAAAGTTTTATTCCCCCAAATTTTAACACCATCAGATGCAAAAGTTGTGATTGGATTAATTCTAGCTTCATACAAGACATCTCTATCTTCTTGAGTTAATTTAACCCTAGCTTTGATACAATCAACATCACCTCTTTGGATACCAGCAACTGCGAACCATGGGAAAGAAATATTATCAGTTAATGCGATATTTCTAACTACGTCTCTTGTAGGTGGCATGTAAATGTACACGTTATTTTCAGTATCATTTACTTGAACCCATGGCCAGTAAGTAGCTGTATAGTTACTATCAAATGAACCATCTAATGTTGAAGCAACATCTTCTGGTGTCATTACCTCACCACCAGCATCAATATCAGGTAAGTTAGCAATATATAATGAATCCGCTCTATCAGTTTCAATCATTTCAATTGTAGCCTCACATAAGTTACTATTAGTGAATAAATCAATACCTGGAGTAGCAAATACATTAATATTAACTGCCTCTGGGTTTCTAAATGACCAAATAGCTTCTAAGTATGCGTAGTAATCAGAATTGATTCCAGCATCACCATTTGATAATGCGATAGTACTGAAGTTACCTTTAGTTTTACCTAAAACACCTTTAGTTCCAGTTGCAATATATCTATCATTATTAGTTCTACTAGTTCTATATACATCCCATCCATCATATCCACCATATGGTGCAAACGTAAATTTACGTGCATATACTTCTTGATATTCACCACCTTGAACTCCAGCTTCAGTTCTAAATTCATTATTACCTACCTCAAATTCAAATACTGGGTAGTAATATAAACCATTAGCAGCTGTACCAGAAATTAAAATTCTAACATTATCAATAGTTGCACCAGTAGCTTGAACATCCATATGGAATCCTTTAGTCATACCAGTCCATTGATTAATAGTTGTACTATCTGGAACACCTTTATAAGTAAAGAAATCCTCTTCAATACCAACTAAATCAGATAAACCTTGATATACTTTTCTTTTTTGAGTTGAACTAGTAACACCAACATAATTCTTTTTATAAGTAATTGATGGTGAAACAGCTGTACCAGTTTGAGTAGTTTCATATTTTCTAATTGGGTATCCAACAAATCCAGCTGGGAAAGTATCTGAAATATCAGTACCTTCTTCCATTTCAATTAACACATAATTAGATTTAGATGCGAAATCACCATTTAACGTACCAATTCTTTTAGCAATATAATTATTAGACATTGGGTCCATACTTAGTTTAGTATATTTCTCGTAAACCGCTTTATTAGAATCAGTATCATAGAAATTTCTAATCTCTAAATCAAACTCTTTATCATCTGGTTTAATATTAATGATAGACATTTTAAATAATTTATTCGCAGTGTCACCATCAGAAATAGTCCAGAATCTGAATAATCTGAATAAGTTAGAACCACGTAATTCAGAAACTACCCATGGAGTAACAGCTGGTTGATAAATTTGTTTGTATTTAGCAAATTTAGTTGAGTAATCAACCAAAGTTAAATTAATACCTCTAATTTTACTATCTACTACGAAATCATTAAACATTTCAGAGAAAATCTCCTCAACATATACAGCAGTTTTACCATCTTGAGCACCTCTACCTAATACTTTAGTAATGTAGTTATTTTTAGTTTTATCAAAAGATAAATCATATTGGAATGCACCAGATACACTAGATGTACCAGTTAACGCAAAATTACCATTAGCATCAGTTTCAGCGCCAGTAGCAGTAGTACTAAATGCAATTGGATATGTACCACCAGTAACTTCAAAGTTTAATGATTCATTTCCATCATAAGCAGCTCTACTTCTTAATAATGCTAATACTTTATTCTCAACATCACTATAACTAGTACCAGCAGAATATACTGTTACACCACTTGTTGTACCAGTAGTAAAAGCACCAGAAGTTCCAACAGCAGTTAAAAAGAAATTAGTAATACCAGCACCACTAAATGATGAACCAGTTTTCTTATATACTGTGTTAGTACTAGCTAACGAACCTACTGGGGATGATGGAACTATCCCATTTAATTCATCAGCTAATAATCCTTCATTAAATAATGTTTGAATGAATGAATCACTTGATGTTAATGCAACGATTACGTTAGATGAGTCAGCAGTAAATGAAAATAAACTACCATATGTAGTTCCAGTTCCATTAGTAGCTACTAAAGTTGATGAATCAAGTTCAGCATCAGCAGTAATAGCCCATGCACGACCAGCGTCATAACCTGATAAACCTAATACTCTCGTAACAAATAATTGATTTGTTTTTGATAAGTAAGATTTAGCTACATACGGTAACTCATACTTAGGAGCACCAGTATCTTTATTTTTTGATGCATTTAATCCACCAAAAAATGAGGTGAACTCACCATAATCTTGTACGAAGATTGGTTGAAATGCTGGACCTTTAGTAGTTTCTCCAACTAAACCTAAGGTTGTTACACCAACTGATTTAGTTACAAACGATAGGTCTTTTTCTGATGTGTAAACCCCTGGGCTCACAAATACTTTGTTTGGCATATTCTTTTGTTTTTAAATTGTTATTCGCTTTATTATTTAATAATAAATATGTGGGAATTTTACAAAAGAATTCTTATGATATAGAATATATCATAATTTGTGTGATTTTTTTCATACTAGTGTCATACTTATTAAGAAAAGCCTTATGAAAAGAGATAAAAACTTAAAAATTACACCTATTACTCATGAACTCCTTAAGAAGTATTGTGAGGAAAACGGTCTTAAAATGTTTGCATATGTAGAAAAACTTATTAAGGAAGCATGCACACCTAAAAGAAGTTTGTATGATGAAGACTGATTATATTTTTTGTATAGGTGATACCATATTATTTTTTATTAGTATGTTTTCAAAATAATAGTTAACATTTATTTCATCAGTACTAGTTAATATATTATTATCGTATTCTAACCCATAAATTAATTCACCCCAAAATAAACTATTAATATCTTTAATTAAAAAAACTAATTTAGTTTCATCAAAATTTTCTGTTTCAAATTCATATTTAAAAATAATACCGTTTAAATGTTGTAAAGATATTAAATAATTATTATTTTCTTCTTTTAAAATATAGTCTTTTTTTTCTATAATATTTGATAATATATACGGTTCATCATTAACCAAAATATTAATTTGACAACCATTACTATTTGTTATACCATAAATTAACCCAAAATCATTAACATCTTTCCAATTTTTATATGTTATTTGATTATTTTGTTCTAATATAGGTATATTAGTATTACATTCCATTTGATGTGTTACTATATAATTAGATTGCATATCAGTTAAGTTACCAATACTCATCTCAACACCATAACCTAAAAATTCTATCTTTATATTATCCATTTTAATTTATTTAACCTATTTGTAATTCTATTGATGGGAAACTAGTTCTAGTACCAGCTTTACTTCTAGGATTGGCTGGGAAACCAAGAGCACTATCAGTTGTGTTGGTCCAAGCTATTAAATTATTAACTGGACAAGCAGACCCAAATAAGCTAGTCGTAGTACCACCAACAGCCACACCAATAACAATCCAACTACCACCACTAAAGGTTAAATTTTGACCAGATTCAGCAACTATTGAAACAGAATTTAATGTTGAAACTGTAGCACCAGCACTCTGACCAACCAAAACAGCTGTTAAATCTTGACCCCTATAAATGCCTATCCTAACACTATCAGAACCAGCAGTTGAAACTGAAAAATCAACTTTATGTATAGTTAAATTATAAGGTATTTTAAAATTTAGATAGTAATCATTCGAACCAGTACCTACTGCAACACTAGACGTTGCTATTGGGACAACTAACACACCAGCATTTGGTAAACCAGCATATGTAGTTGCAGATAGTGTACCATATATTGTTGTATTTCCAGATACTGTTAATTTATTATTACCTATAGGTGCTATTAAACCAATAGCAGTATTACCACTTGCGTTGATAACAAAATGAGATGTATCACCGTTATCTTGGTCTTGAACAACAAATGCATCTCCAGAACCAGCTTGAATAATTTTAACCATCTCAACTGAACTATTTCCAGAGAATAATGATTGAGTAGAAGCGGTAACAGTTAAGTTACCAGTGATAAATGAGTTATTATTTGAGATAAACCCATTTTTTATTTGAAATTCGTTTGCCATGATTAATGCCTTTCCCTATCCAGGATTAATTTATATGTTATGTATATAAATATATTCTAATAAGGAAAAATTTAATTATTTTAAACTAATCTTTGAAATTAAAGACCGAATCTAGATTTTGTTGCGTTATAGTTTTGTAAAACTTCTGTAGCTGATAACGCCTTATTATATATTTTAATTGAACCAATATTAAAATTACCATATGTACTACCAGCTTTACCAATATATAATCTATCAGTAGCATCCCTTAAAGCAACTGTACCACTGCCAACTTTAGTACCCACTAAAACACCGTTCTTATATAATTTAACATTACCATTATCATTCCTAACCAGTGTAAAATTTTTCCAAACATTTAAAGTAATTGTATCAGTATATAAACTTGTTGTTGGATAACTTAAAGGTCCTTCATTAAAACCATGTGTTGACGATGGAAATACAGCTATACCCCAAGTCCAAACATTTGAATCAAATGAATCTGAACCATAATACAAAATAGGACAAGGTGTTGTTGATTTCATATTAACCCAAATATCGATTGTATTCATGGTACCTAATATTTGACTAGCGATATTAAACGACTCATTAGACCCATCAAATAATAAAGAACCATTATTAGTTGAATCATAAACTGGTGAGTTTACTAATGTGCCTATATAATTATTACCCGAAATATCTTTTAAAGATGTGGGTGAAAAGTATCTATTATAAGAATTATTGGTAGCTGCATCTAAATATAACACCAACCCATCTTTAATGATGTTAGGTCCTCTATAATTTTTAGCTGTACTCATGGCATTGGTCTATCATCAGTCCATTCTGGACCATTTAGTATTATCACTATTTCGTCATAAGTATATGGTCCTTCATTTGTTGTTAAAGCTAATACAGATGAAGGTATTTCAACTGAATCCCATTTAACAAATGTTTTGGTACCATCAATTGATTTTCTAACTGTATCAATTGATGTTTCTTGTACTTGAGTAAAATCTATTAAATTTAATTCTGATACAGCAAGTATCATGAATTTTCTTGTATTGTAATCTTGTATCATAATCCAAATCTTTTTTTTATTGCGTTATAATTTTGTAATATTTCAGTTGCTGATAAAGCTCTATTATATAATAAAACAGTACTAAAATAAGCGTTTGAATAAATATCATAATTTTCAACAAAACCAACATAAAATTTAGTTAAAGTACTAGTTACAACTGTTGTATTTAATCCAGAATTTGATTGATTTAACAATTGACCGTTTACATAAATTTTACCTTTCGTAGCGTTTGTTGCTTGTGAACCATCAAAAACCCCAACAATTTGATACCAACCATTTGTCCAAGTCAAAGGTGCTACATTATTATTTGCACCACCAGCAGAGTTACCAAAATAAATATTGCCATCTGTATACCATTCTAAGAAAAATCCTTGTCTAACTGAATGTTTCCATGAACCAACAATAATATCTCTATCACTCGCAATCTTTTTAACCCAATAACTAATTGTAAATTGACTACCACCTCTAATTGTATTAGTCGGTGTAGTACCAAAATCAACATATTCATTTGTTCCGTCAAATAATAAAATACCATTATTACTAGAACTAAAGGTAGGTGCGTTATATATTATACCTTTTTCACTAGATTTACTTAAATCATTCCATACCGTACTGCCACTAACAAATGATTTAGTGTTAGCAGCATCTAGATATAAAACTAAACCATCGGTTATCATTTTTTTTGATATAATTCCAGACATTATTTCCCAAATCTACTTTTTAATGTGTTATAATTTTGTAATATTTCAGTTGCAGATAAAGCTCTGTTATATATTTGTATATTTGACATATTACCATTGAAAGCACTAGAGTAACTACCACCTAGATTTCTATATATACCAATATTTAATGGACTTGTACTGTTGAATAATGATGAATAACTACCTACCAAAGTTGATGGTACTAATATTCCATTAACATAAATATTAACTGAGGTTGATGTATGCACAACATTAACATTATTCCATGTATTTGTAGTTATAACAGAACTATTAGTAGTATAACTACCAGTTGGGTTTCCACTACAGTTTCCACTAGGAATCCAATACCATTCAATTTTTCCATTTGTTAATATTGATAAAGAATATGAGAATTGATTACCGTTACACCATTCTTTAGCTGCAATAGTTTGAGTAATACTTAAAGAAACACTTCTAAACCAAAATGATAATGTTAAATTATTTGTTATTTGCAAAGAACTATCATTACCTAAAGTAATAAAATCATCACTACCGTCTAATATTATATTACCACCATTACTAGAATTATATATCGGTCCATTCGTCAATACACCATTATTATTATTTATCCCTAAATTATTCCATACCGTACTACCACTGATAAAGGATTTAGGGTTAGCAGCATCTAGATATAATACTAGACCATCAGTTACTATTTTGGGTGAATATCTAAATGCCATATTATATGCTTCTTACAATTGTTTTTAATGTCCATCCAGTTGTTGTTGCTGAACTACTTAATACTGCATTACTACCAACTACTGCAACTGAGAATGAAATACCAGCTGTTGTTCCTATATCGTTTGTTGACACATCAGTAGATTGTGCTGTTGTACCACTCCATATAGACATAATTGTTCCAGCTCTAGCACCAGTTGAACTTATCACTGTGTAATCAAAGAATGCTCCAGTATAACCACTTGTTGGTATAGAATAAACTGTATTCGTACCAGCTGTAAGTGTTAATCTTACTGTTGTATTTAATGAAGGAGCTTGATAACTACCCATTAAAATAGTATTATCAGAGAACACCTCGACAATTGGTAAACCAGATATATCGTTGACGCTAAATAATGAACCAGTTAATGAATCGGTAACACTAAATAACTCACCTTGAGAACCAACAACACTAAATATTGGTGAAGTTGTACTATTTCCAGAACCTATTACTGTAAGTATATTTTGACCAGTACCAGATGCTGTTAGAGTATTCGCACTCACACCACCAGTAAAATAAGTTGCACCAGACACTGTACCACCAGTAAATGAACCCCCACCAGTACTGAATCCAGTAACTGTAAATGTTCCTCCAGTGTTATTTGTAAACGTAGCAGTACCTGATGATAATGTACCCCCAGTTACTCTAACATCAATAGGTAAATTTAAATATGTAGTCGCACTAAATGTATTAGCAGTTAAACCATTAGTAAATCTAGTTGCACCATTAACTGTACCACCAGTAAAGTTAGATGCTGGAACAACTTCTAAATTAACAGTTGTAGCGTTATTAGTTAATGTAACGGTACCACCAGTAGAAGTTAAAGATTTGAATTGTAAATCAGCAGCGACTTTCTGTGCAAATAAACCAGTACCAGAACCTAAGTTTGATGCAGTGTTTATTTCACCACCACCACCAGATAATAAGTTTGTAGATACACCAGCACCAGCAGCAGTCAAATCAATATAAGCACCTCTAGCTGTTCCACCTTGTTCAAAAAACCTAAGTTTATTTTGATATACATCAATAGTAACTCCACCAATTAGTGTAGTATTGGTAACAGCTTTGTTAAGGAATATTTCACCACCTTCATCACCAGTTGAATTATATGACCTTAAATAACCTAAAGCATTCACATCACCACTAACAGTTGTAGTCCCACTTATATTTGTATTTCCAGTAACTATTATATCACCATTTACAGTTAAACCAGTTAGAGTATTAAATAATACATTAAATGTACCACCAGTATTATTTGTGTATGTAAATGTATTACTAGAATAAGTAACACCAGTTACACTTACATCAGTTGGTAGGTTATAATATGTTGTCGCAGAAACTGTTGTTGCTGTAAGACCATCAGTATTTGCAATGAAACCGTTTGATTGGAAAGTAGTACCAGAAATATAACCATCAGCTCTTATAAATGATGTAACACCATTTGCTGCTGTCTGACCTTCTATTAATCTAGTTATGTTATCAGCATTTCCAGTACCATTTTTAATAGTCAAACCATCAAGTGTTGCATTTATAACAATTTCTGGGTTTGTTGAATTATTATATGCTTGTTGAAGGTTAGTAGTTGATACACCACCAGCAGTACCGATAGTCTCACCAAATTTAGATGCCAAAAAGAATTGTGCTTTAGATGTATCAGTTAAATCTGATGCTGTTGATAAAACAGTTAATATACCGATTAGGATAGCATTATCTCTAAAATTAGAAAAAGTGTTAAACGTTTCTGTTGAAATACCAGCAACCGCTGCTGCAAAATTAGAATAACTAGTTTGTCCATACTGAATTCTAAATATACCATTTTGAACTAAATAAATTCTTTGGTTTGTTGCTTTGGTACCACTTAATGGTGTTATAACACCATTCAAATCATAGTTTAATGGGTCAATATTTGTAATATTTGTTGAAGTACCACCAGTTTGTGTTCTATATTGGAATGTTGTTGTTGTATTTCCAGAAACATAAAGTTGATTAGGGTTTAAAATGTCAGTAGAAAAATTAATACCTAACCCATATAGATAATTAGCAGTTGTTGCAAATGTTAGATTAGCAGCATTTGCATATGGAACAATACCACCATTCACAAAACCAATTGGTTGGAACATATCTCTTAACTGAGACAAGGGTGTTAATACAAAGTCTGGTTGACTAAATGCGTTAATAATACTTGTTTTATCAGCGTGACCTAATTTACCTAAGAAAATATTTTGTCTTCTTTCTTTTTCTGTTAAAGGTGTGACTGTTTGTTGTATTGTACCACCACTAGTAATATAAACATATGTTTCAGTACTAGATGAAACATATAAAGCAGTATGCGTACCACCAGTATATTCTACATATGTTAAAAATGGTATTGTTGGATTTGTTGCATCATCAACAATAAACCCTTTCACTCGTGAAACACTAAAAGTAGAACTAGTAACCTTTGATAACCCACTAAATTCAATAACACCAGTGTTAGCTTGTGTTGAACCAATATTATAACCTATTATAACCCAATTAACACCATCACTAATCAATTGAACTGAATTACCTTTGGTTAATAAAACATCATTTCTATCATCAATAAATTCACCAAATTGTGAAATAACATTCACAATACCATCATCTTCATTCTTAATCACCAATAGCTTACCTTGAACACCAACTGCGGACATCAAAGTTATATCCAAAGTACCACCAGTAACAGTTAAAAAATAATCAGCAGTAGTTGCTGTATAAGAACCAGTTACATTTTTTTGTGGAAATATGATACCACCAGTAGATGTTACACCACTAGTTTGTGTTAACCCAGTAACATTCAATGTATCAGCAGTTAAACCACCAGTATAAATAGTTGGACCATAAACTGTACCACCAGATAATGGTAAATAATCGTCAGCAAAAGAAGGTAAATTAAGATATGTTGTTGCAGATATCGTATTGGCAGAAATAGAAGGTGAAAATAAACCACCAGTCATTGTATCACCAGTTCTAGCAACTCTATCCCAACCTATTGGAAGTATTGAGTTTGCTGTGGTTCCAGATGCGTATAATATTCCGTCAGCTGTGTTTATAGCTAACTCACCAAGTCTTAAATCACCAGCTGCTGGTACTTTTCCAGCAACATTTGAACGTTTAAGTAAAAACGTATTATTTCTATTTGCCATGTATATAATGGTATGTCTTAAAAATCTCTATAAAGAGTTATGTGTATAGGTTATGTAACCTCTATAAAATAAATATGCACAATTCATGAATTGTGCATATTATAATTATTATATTTTTAAAGTAAATGTATAAATATTTAACTTTTGATAATCAATATTGTCCCCCATCTAATATATCTCCCTCAGCAAGAACTCTAACCCCATTCGGTGCATTTGAATCACCATTTGTATTTCTAATTACAATATCACCAATTGGAGAATAAAAGTTTCTATTTTGATTACCAGTTGAAGCAGTATATTCAGTATTAGGTGAAAAATTAGAGTTTAAGTAAGATACACCAATACTTAATGTTGTTGCAGTATTTGCAATACCAGAACCATCTTGAATTGTCCAACCAGCACCAACAGAAGTTACTGTTGTATTTCCAGTTGGATTATAGTTAAGCGTGACATTAGGGTCTTCTACATATAATTCAGTAGTAAATGCAGAAACAGCTGGACCAAATACTGTCAATGAACCTTGAATTATTGCATCACCAGCAACATTTAAACCACCAGTACCAACATTTATAGTACCATCAGAAGGAACACTAAATACATTAGTACTAGCATTATATGTAAATCCAGCTTCATCAGTCAACAAACCACCAGTACCAACATAAGGAACTCTACCAGCTGTCAAGTTAGATAACGTTAAACCAGACATTGCTGTAATGTTTATTGTTTTATCTACTTGCCCTTGGTTTTGTGATAAAGTAATCAAATTACTTGCTGAATTGTATGTCAAACCAGTTACATATGTATCTGTTGAATTAATACCAGTCAACGTATACGTACCACCAGTATTATTGGTGAACGTAGCAGTACCAGCATTGTAAGTAGCACCAGTTGTGTATATATCTCTAAATCCAGTTACACTAAATGTTCCGCCAGTACTATTTGTAAACGTAGCAGTTCCAGCTGCATCAACATAAGAAACCGTACCACCAGTTACAACAATATCAAGCAACGAATCAACATTGAATGTACCACCAGTACTATTTGTGAATGTATATACTCTTGTTGTATTGTTTGGTGTACCACCAGTAACTGTAGAAAGACCAGTAAGACCAGAACCATTACCTACATATGTTGTTGCTGATAAAGTACCATTAACAGTTAAACCAGTCATTGTATTTATTAAAACTGTTAAATCAGCTTGACCAACATTTTGTTTTATTGTAAATACGTTGTCTGAATACGTAAATCCAGTTACATATGTATCAACACCAGATATTGTTGCAATATCTGCCAATACAAAACCATTAGTTGTACCAGATAAGAATTTACCAGCTAAATTTGTTAAACCAGCATATGTTGTTATTTGATTTCTAATTTTTAAGTTATAAAGATTAGAACCAACTTCAAAGAAATTACCGTTAGCACCAGCACCAGCTGGTACCCAATCATTTGTTCCACTGGTAACACCAGAGAACATCATTATACCAGCAGCTGTGTTAACTATCGGTTCACCAGCATATAATGTAGCACCAGAAAAAGGTGCTGCTGAATTTGCATTATTTTTTAGAATAAATCTAGTACTTCTATTTGCCATTTTTTATTGTTTTTATATAAATATATTATTTTATTAATTACTTTTACTTTTTATATAAATATATTTTATTATTAATAAGTTCCGCCTAAAAGTGTATCGTTTTGAATTATTGAGTTATCAGCAGTTATTTGTCTAAGGTTACCTTGATAATCGTTACCCAAATCCAATGTGGGTGTATTAACTTTTATTGATGATGTCCAAACTGTTGATGTACCACTAACCGTATTTATATCTCTAAATCTTTTAGATGTGCTACCAACATCTATCATCCCATCTAAATTAGGAATTAAAGTAGTATTAAATATTGTCTGACCACTAGTTAAATTAATTTGAGTATCACCACTACAACTTACAATTTTATTTGTTTGGATTGATGTGCAAGCACTTATTGTCGTAGCTGATAAACCACTAGTAAAGTTAGTTAAACCATTTACAGTACCACCAGTAAAAGTATAATCACTTGGCGTTGCTGCACTAAGTGTTAATATTTGGTTAGTATTGTCAGCTAATATAGAAAGGTTTATACCGCTAAATATTAAATTATCACTTGAAGTAGTTGCTATAACACTACCTTGACCAATAGTTGATGAGCTAAATGAACTAAACGTATTAATACCAATTGTCGAACCAGTATTAGTAACATCAATATTTACTTCCCAATCACTTAAACCATCCTTATTAAAATAAAGGGTAGCTGTATCAACGTCAGTAAATTGTGAACCCTTAGGTGCAGCATGATTAGGTACTCCATGACCAGCTTGTATTAATATGTAACCAGCAGTTAATGTTGTTATTTGTGTAGCCATTATAATATTTTTCTTTATATTTAATAAATATCGCTAAATTAGTTTAACGTTTGATAATTTCCCAATCCGATGTCCAATTGTAAGTTTTACTCAACTCACCAGATATTTGTATTAATATATTAGAACCAGAACCACTAAAAGATACATCAGTAGGGTTAAGTCCATTAGATTGTTTATCAGTATCGTAATTCTCAATCATCACAGTGGATACACCACCAATATTCATAACACCTATAGTTCTTTTCCAAAATCCATAATTATTAATATCTAAATGTGCTGTAACATACACCTCAATAAATCTAGTTGTACCACTTGTGATACCAGTTATACTATCAATAGTATATAAACCATCGTCATTAGTTGTTTTAGTCGCTTCAGTTCGCTTTATAATGTTAGTTAAACCAGAACCATCGCCATAGAATGCAGTAGCATAAATAGAAGTACCACTGTAATCACCAAGAACTGATATATTACTATCGATATAAATTAAATCATTAAAACATGAAGCAATATAATTAGTATAAACACCAGTACACGCACTAAATGTATTATCACCTATAGTATCAACGATAAAAGTTTGAGTAACGTTTGTATTTCTATTCTGACTCATATTATATTATATTTGCAGTTAACATAAATTTACTAGTATCAAAGAAGTTTTTATTAATACTAACATAAACTGTTGAACCAGCGTTTATTATTATCGGACTACCAATCGGTAATTGTAATCCATTGAAAACTTCGATACCATCAACAATTATTTGAATATTTGTTATTAATTCAACATTATCAATAGTTATTAATTGTATTTTATAATCAGCAACAAATCTGAAACTAGTATCTGCTTTAGGTTTAAATACAAAATTGTAAAATAATGAAGTACTTTGTTTAACCACTTCAAAATTCATTTTAGGTACAATCTTATCATTAACCTCTAACATAACCATCGCTCTATTAATTGATGGTATAACCTCAAAATTATCTTCGTCTTGAACATACCCAATCAACTTCATATCAAATGGTTGAACATAAAATCTTCTGTTTTCAAAATCATCGATATTACTCTCGTCACCAATATTTTCCAATATAATTGGCATTGGATGACCATTAACCCTTACATAAAATTGTATTGATTGAAACGCTTGTTGAACTTTAAAATTTAATTTATTTAAATCTCTCATCTTGTTACAGAATAAACGTACCTCATATAAGAAATCAACCGATACTGGTTGAGGAATCTTATAAGTGTCAACGCCACGTCTACCATCAATAAAGGTGGGTACTTTCATATATGTATAGTTCTGACGACCAGGTATGTTATATAATCCAGCTTGGTTTGTACCAACTTGTGGATTAGGTTGTCTAACTACCGTAATGAAAGGCATCTTAATATTTTTAAACTTATCAGAAAATTGCCAAGTTTTACTAAACTCAGACCATCTCTGTAACGTTAAAAATATTACTGGAACCTTCTCACCATCAATTACTATCTCCAAATCCTTATCAACAAACTCAACAAAAGTTTGGTCAACATCTTCATAACTAATACCTCTAGGTAAAAATGTACCTTTATCAGCGATATCATGAAGTATATCTTGTCTTCTCTCATAACCAATATGTTGGTTTATGAAATCAATATTTTTTCTAAATCCCTTTGGAACTCCCATTTTATTTACTTATTAAAGCGCTCTAAACTCATTATCGTCTACTGCTGTACATACAACAGTTCTGAACGCACCCTTATACCCTAATATGGTATGTTTGTTATCGTAATTTTTTCTACCATCATTAACAACTGAGAAGAACCTTACTTCATCTTCAGTTACTGGGTAACCTATGTAATCACCATATGAAATATCCACATCTAAATGTGTTAATTGAGACGAATAAATACCAAATGTAAATTGACCATCTTGTAAATATCTAAGACTACCAGCCCCACTATTGTAAGCTTTATTTTCAGCTTCATTAAGTATCGGCATAACTTTTAATTCAATAGGTGGTAAATATTTAATTTCATCCATGGCTGCTTCACCATAAACACTATCAGATGCTGTATTAACTCTATCTACTCGATAAAGAATAATTGTAAAGTTATTATCACCTTCAATTGCTTCTCTACCGAAGCCTATTTCTAACTCAAATTCCTTATCTGAAAAGAATTTATTTGAACGAGTAATCGGAATTTTTCTTGGTGTTGACATATGTTTTTATTCATAAATATTAACGATAATATAAATATGTCTTTAACTATTGATTTTATTTTAAAATATGGTTATATTTATGCTTTAAATGTATAACGTAAAAAAATAAAAATATGTAATTTTGATAAATTTAGATGATATAAAAGGGTACTCAGCTGTCAATATTCTTAAAGAATATGATGGTAAAAATCCTTATATTAAAAAACTTAAGAAGAAATTAATTAAGTTCGGTAAAATTACTTTAACAACATTCCAAAGTGAATATATAGTTGATAATCATAAAAAAGACCCTATGTTAATAAATAAAATTGTTAGCATAACTGAATATATTGGTGAAGAATTAAAAAAACAACATAACCTTACATTTGTACCTCAAAAGATTTTAATTGAGTACATGTTAGCTGATTCCAATAAGACATTCCATATATATGGTAAGTTGAAAAGAAATCAAGAAAAATCTGATATGTATTTCATCCCTAAAACTCAAGTATTAGATGACCCCTATTTTGATGAGATTGACATTGAAGTTGATTTTGAAAAATATGAAAAACTTGATACTTTTAAAGGTATGGATGGAAGTAATGGTAGAAAGATTCTAGATTTACAAAAAGAGGGTATTAAATTCCTTCTAAGTAAGAATGGGGCCATCCTAGCTGACCAGATGGGTAGTGGTAAAACATTACAAGCAACTGTCGCTGCATTAGAGTCTGGTGCTAAAAAGATATTAATAGTTTGTCCATCATCAGTTAAGATAAACTGGCAAAGAGAAATAAACTACTACCAAGAATTTGACATAGCTATTATTAATAATAGAAAATGGGATAACGCTAAATTTACTATTATCAATTATGATATTCTTAAAAACTTTCACACTATTAAAACTGAGGCTAATAAGGATAATTATCATTTAATTGAGAACCAACATCTATTAGACTCTAAATTTGATTTATGTATTATCGATGAAGCACATAACTTAAAGAATAAAGATAGTAAGCGTGGAGCTATCATGAGTGACATATGTAAAACTATTGATAAAGTATGGTTATTGAGTGGTACACCAGTTGCAAATAGACCAATGGACTATTTTAATTTATTGAAATTGATTAAGTCACCATTGACTGAAAATTGGAAGTATTTCGCTACTAGATACTGTGATGGTAGACAAATTACTACTACAGTAAGAAATGGCTTTAAAAAGAAAGTATGGTTAACGAATGGAGCTTCTAATCTTGAAGAGTTATCGATTAAAACTAGAAATATATTTTTAAGACGATTAACTGAGGATTTTGCCGATATGCCAGATAAAACAGTTACACCATTAATGAATGATTTAACCAAAGAGCAGAAAAAGCAATATGACCAGTTATGGGAAGATTATTTGGTTGAAAGAGAAAATAATAAAAAGAATGTTAATATTCAAAGAGATTTAGTTGAGTTAGGTTTATTGAGAAAGTATATGGCCATGGAAACTATACCACATACAATTGAATTAGTCGATGAGATTGTTGAACAAGGAAATAAAGTAGTTATCTTCACATGTTTTACTGAAGAATTATTAGCATTAGCTAATCACTACGGTAATAAGTGTGTTGTACATTATGGTCAAATGAATGAAAAGGAAAAGCAACGTTCAGTAGATGAATTCCAAAATAGAGAAGATGGACCAATGGTATTTATTGGTAATATTGTTTCTGCTGGAGTAGGTATTACATTAACTAGAGCACATTATGTTGTATTTAATTCGTTTGATTGGGTTCCAGGTAATTCTGAACAAGCTGAATTTAGATGTTTTAGAATTGGTCAAAAAAACAATGTAAAAATATACTATAATCTATTTAATGATACCGTGATTAATAAGATGTGGTATACATTGAATTATAAAAAAGAAGTAATAAGCAAAATCATTGGTGGTGATAGTTTATCAGACAATGAAATTGTAGATATAATAATTAATGAAATATTGGAATAAGATGAAAAGAAATGTAAGAGTTTTCGGTATTGAAGGGTGTTCATACTGTGAAGAAATTAAAACAAAATTAAGTGAAGGTAATATCGAATATCGATATATTGATATTGACTCACCAGAGAATGAACAAGAAACTGAAGAGGTATTTAATGTTGCACAATCAGAAAGAGTTCCAGTCATTGTAGTTGGTGGTACTATACTAGTACCAGAGAAATCATTTGATACAATTGACGAGGCTTACGAAATGATTAAAAGATTTATTGGTTAATATTAGTATTGTTTGATTTCCTAGATATTTATTATTAAATAATAATTAAATATGGGAGTTAGTAATGACGATAGAAATAGAATGTTCGAACAATTTCGAGTTTCTATGGGTGCGCCTTACAGAAAGGTGGAATTAGATGATGACCAATTATGTACACTATTAGAAATAGCTATTGAGGATTATGCTCAATATGTTCAAGAATGGTTAGTGGAACATCAATGGCAATCACTGTTAGGTCAGAATGTAGATACAACTGATATGGCATTTGCTTTGAGTGTTAGAGGTTTAGACTTATCAACACAATATAGTTACGCTTATTCAAAACAAGTTGGTCTACAAACAAGAGGTCCTTGGGAATTAAAGAAAGATTATATTAATATTGAATCTGGTAGACAAGTATATCAAATACCAGCTGGTAGAGAAATAAATCAAGTATTATATATCACACCACCAACAACTGATAAAGCATTATTTGCTAACTACGGTGGTATTAACTATGGTTTAGGTGGTGGATTTGCTCAAATGGGTACTGGAGCTGGTGGTGCTGGAATGGCTGGAGCTGGTTATGGTGGTTATTATATCGCACCAGCTTATGATATTTTACTTACCGCTGGTGATATGAATCTTAAAGATAGAATTCTTAAATCAGATTTGGTTTATAAAATTACTGCTGGTCCTGATGGAACTAGGTTATTACATTTGTTGAGTACTCCAGGTTCTAAAATATCTTTTGGTGGTGCAATTAATCAAACTGGTGTTGGTGGTGGAATGAACTTAACTGGGTGTCAAGTATGGTATCACTATTATGATACTACTAATGATAACGTAGATGAATGTAGAGCAGCTAATTCAGATATTATTACATTACCAAATGAAGTTCCATTAGCAAAATTAGATTATTCTAAATTCAATGAACCAACTAAAGTATTAATTCGTCAATTATTTATTGCTGAAGCAAAAAGAGCATTAGGTAGAACTAGAGGAAAATTCTTAGGGGTAGTTGGACCGCCAGAAGCTGAAAGAACAATGGATTATGATTCATTACTATCTGAAGGAAATGAAGAAAGAAAAGCAATATTAGAACGTTTAGACGTAAGGTTAGATAGATTATCATCAACTAAACAACTTGAAAGAAGCGCTAATGAAGCTGAAAATTTAAACAAATCAATCAAATTTAGACCGTTAGGTTTTTATATCAAATAAAAAAAGGGACTGTAATAAGTCCCTTTCTTTTTATACTAAAAATTCCATTCATCATCTTCATCCTTAGTAATTACTAAACCACCATTCTTTTCTTGTGACTTAGCTCTTTCTAATGATTTCTGAATACCTAACTCAGCTTGGTATGCTTCTTCTAAAGTTCTAGCACTTCTATAATAATCTGAACCAGAATTATAAAGTTCCATTGTACACCAGTAACCATCCATTACTTCTATCCATTGATTCTCAGTTAAGAAATCTTTCATTATACCAATTGTTTCATCCTCAATAACTTCATCATCTTCAAGCTCATCGTCTGAATTATGTGTGTCTAACCACATATTGAATTTCTCAGTATAACTAAAATCACCTTCAACTGCATTCATGAATATTTCACGTTCTTTAACTACCTCTAAATAATCAAATAATTTATCGATAGTACTTATGATAACTTCCCATTTATTAGATACTATGTAACCAGTTTCTTCATCAATAGAGAATAACTCTTGCAACTCTTTAACTAACATACCAGTTTCAGACATACCTTGGAAATCATTTTGTTTTAAATTCTTACAGATAATATCAAAAGTTTCTTTCTCTTTAGCAATACTATCAGCTTTCATTTTAGCTAATCTTTCATGGTAATCAGTTCTAACTCTTTCCCATTCCTCTTCTTCCATATTATTTGGAAGTTTATTAACTGAATCCCAGAATCTAATCTCTTTATCTTCCATTGTCATAAGAGCTTCATAACTATCTTGGTCAGATTCTTCAAATGGTTTACCAGCAATCAATTTACATTGTTTCTCAGTAAATACACCTCTTTCCTCTAACATAAATAACTTAGTCTTTTTATCCTTTACAACGTTGATAATTATGTTATGTCTAATGTCAGTATCAAAACATACTAATAGTGGCTTAATTCGCTTGTTAAATGCATCTAGATACTTAGGAATGTTATATTCAGTATTAATTAAGTTAGGGTCCATGTCAATTTGCTCTTGAGGAATCAATTTACAATTAAATTCAACATGAGTTTGACCAGTAGCTTTATCTTTAACCGCTTTAATATCACTATGTGATTTAGCTTCACCAGTATTGATATAGTAAATTGTATCACCTAAATTAACATCTAAGTTATTAACTAATATTAATTCCATATATGCTTGTCTAGCTTTTGCTGCACCAGCTTTATTGGTGCCTTTACAATAAACATCTACATAATTCTTAGGTGTCATTTTAACTCTAGACTTAGAAGCCATTTTAAGTACTGGCATTTGGTAACTATAGATTTTATTTACATGTTCGTAATAATACTCTATGAAATCATAACCTTTATCATCTAATAACATTCTAACACCTTTATCGATAAATTCTTCGATATATTCTGGCATTGCTTTAGATTTAATACTGTTACCAACTAATTTAACTTTACCATCTATATCATTCGCATAATTCTTTCTAGCAAAGTTGATTGTAGCATCACAAATATCATCGATATCTAATCCCATTCTACCTAACATGTAAGTTTCATTGAATTCAGCTAATACAGCATCAAGACCAGTTAATTCTTGCCCTACTTCATAATGATTAGTTTTCCAGTGACTAGCTTGAGTAATATATTTAATTTCATCTACATTATCAGGGATTGCAAAGTTACAACCATCCGTATCTAATACTAATGCTCTAAATCCGTATTTCTCAGTAAAGAAACGAACCATTAATCTTAAGTATTGTCTACCTCTACATGTAGTTTCCTCAGCACAATCTGAATCACCCCAGTTAAAGATATAAGGAGCACCATACGCACCAAAGAATGAGTTAGCTAATATTTTAAGTGGTAACTGTTTCTTATCGTAATTAGAAGCTAATTTCTTATGTTTCTTAATTGCTTTCTCTACTTTTTCAATCTCTTCTGGAGTTAAAGTATCTCTTCTTTCTTCTAACTTAGTAGCTAATTCTTTTGCTTTATCTTTATGTTCACTAGTTAAGAATTTAAACTCATCACGTTTATCAACAACATATGTCAATAAACCCTCCATAACGCCAGATATATCTAACGATGGGAATATACCATGTGTTAACTCTGTTTTTGGATATAACGCAGCGAAATCGGCCTTCACAACGTTCTTAGCAAAACCTACCTCAAGTAATCTTGAAAGACCACCAGTAAATTCTCTTTTCTTTTGTAAATCTGGAACACCTAAATTATTCTGATAGGACCATGCAGCCATAATCAACTTCCATTGACCAGCGGTACCCATTGTTGAGCTTCGCATATATGATGTTGGTAATATCTTAGCAATCAAATAAGCGGCCTGATTATAAATTCCATCAACTTGCTCAGTTTCCCAAAGGTCATCTAATAAGTATCGTTGAACAATATAATCACCCTTAACTATTTTAACTCCTTCTGGTAATTCATCTATATATTCAGAATTCTCTAACAATCCCCATTTACCATTTGATTCATTAAACCAATGGTCTCTAGCATCAGCCCAAGTTTTATTGATAACATCACCATCAACATAAACCCTATTAGGTTTAGCTACTCCAGAATATTGAGTAATATATTTTAATGACCATTTCTTAATACTTGAATTAATCGCTTGTGCTCTACGAACGGAGTGTGAGATATCTAAAACACTGGTACCCCATATATAAGTCTGTTTATAAGCCTCTTGTTCACCACCAAGCTTAAGCATTGCATCTTTTCTCTTAACTGGTACATTAGGATTTAATGTTTTAACAATATCATAGAAATCTATCCCTAAACGTTCACAACGTTTTTCAATGAATGGCCAGTCAAAGTTCTCGGAGTTATACGCTGTGATAATATCTGGACATATATCATATACTATTTGAAAGAACTCTTTAATATTAGCTCTTTCAGATTCCCTACGTTCTTTTCCATTTTCACCTTTTGTTTCTAAGATTCTTTCATAACCTTTATTATCTTTAATACCGATTTGGAATATACCATTAATTACTGGGTCTAATCCTTCGGTCTCAAGGTCAAATTGAAGTCTATGGACATCATTATAATCATCCATACCTTTAAATAAACGTTTACCAGTTTGAATAAGGAATTGTTCATCAGGGGAGAATGAAGTGAATAATTTCTTATTATCTTCATGTCTTGCATCAACACCACCATTTCTAAAAAAGTCTTGTAATTTAGAATAACCATGACCAGTTATAGTTACAAGGTATTTATAACCATTAGCCATACGTTCTGGTTCTTCACCATCTTCAGTTAATGTTCTTAATTTTTTGAAACGGATATTATTTTTCTTGGCAACTTCTTGTATTTTTCTACGATTACCACCATAAAGTCTTTTAACCACTTCTTCTTTAACCCAAACGAATGGTTTAAATTTATGTGGTTCAATCCTTTTCCCAGTTTCTGGGTCATTAATAATTAGATAAACGAGATTCTCTGAATAAGAAGATTCAATCCCAACAATGTATTGTTGTGGGTCACTTCCTTCGAGAAACTGTTCAATCTGTTCAAAGCTCACTTTCTCCATATATACAATTTTTTACAAATGTATACTAAAAAAATCTAATAAACAATAGAATGGTATTTATTTTTTTATACTACCATCTAGAACTTGAATATAAAGCTCTTCTCTGATAGGAACAACAAGTGTTCCAGTACCATCTAAAAACTCAATTGTGAATTGTCCAAGATAAGTACCTGGTTTTGAGGTATCTCTAGTTGTAAATTGATATACTAAATAATATTCTTCGATACTACAACCTACGTATTCAGTCTTAGGTGATAGTCCAGTTAGTTTTCTAGAAATATGTTTAATACCAGTTTTAATGTCAGTCATACTGAAGTATATATTAGCGTTTTGAACTAAATCAAAAAAGTGGGTATAATTGTTTATACCATCTTGAATTAATTCAAGTTTTAATACTGGTAATGTTGCGTTCTTATTAATGTAAAAATCCATATATATAAATATTTATGTTAAGTTGTAAATCCATATTTAGATTTAAAATAATTCCATACTGTAATCAAACCAGCATTTGGTACAGCACCATCATAAATTAATACTTCTGCAACATCTATTGCACTTGCTTGTGCGTATGTTGAACCGTTATAACCACCAGCAATATATAATTTAGCAGTTGAGGATACTGGCATCATTTTTTTATTCCCACCACCAGCAATAGCTGTGCTTTTAAGTGTAGCACCAGCATAACCAGTACATGTGCCACCACTCATTCTATATGTATAATAAAAGAATTTTTCATCATCAATACCACCAGAACCCCATGGTACACTAATTTTAGTTGGATTAAATGCTTGGTTAAAATACCACATATCTATAAAATTAGGTCCAGCGTCACCATCAATACCAAATCCTTCAGATTCAGAACCCCAAGCAGCATTATATTCAATTATTGGGTTACCAGAACTCCAAGTTCTTAATGGATTTTTTCTTATAACAAAGAATACTGTGAATCCAGTTGATATAACTTGTAAACTAGCTGAATTAGTAGCTGCCATATGTTCTGTATTAACGTCATTAAATTGTACAAATGGGTATGAAGATGATGAACCATAAGGCGCAAATGTAGTGGCAGAATATGAAGGTGAAGTAATTGTCGTAGCAGTTAAATGATTACCATATATAGTTTGGTCTTGCCAAAATCTAATATCTGTGTTATTAAGTGCTGCTGGGACATAAGGTAATCCATTATAAACTCCCTTTAAAGCATCAACCCAAAATACAGCCTTAGCTGTCCCAAATACTGGTATAGGGTCACCTGAACTATATCCTTCTCTAAAATTAAATGGTACGTTAAACATTATCTAAAATCTTTTGCTATTAGACCATACAAGTTTGTACCGTCACTTATGAATGTGAATATATCCACTGAATTGGATGTTGAGCTTAATACTGGTGCAATACCTGATTGCCATTTATATTGTGTAGCCCATGTTATCAATCTAGAACCAGTAGCATTTTGTTTAACAATCATAGTATAAACTGCACCATTCTTAATATTCGTACCACCACTTATACTAGTAGTTGCAGCAGATAATATAACGTGTTGTAAATTACTATTATCCCAGTTTGGTATAAATGATGAAGTTAATGTACCAGCAGTATAAACTGGGTTATTTGTTTGACCAGTAAATGTTAAATTACCATTTATCGTTAAACCAGTCATTGTATTAATATTAACAGTTAAATCACCACTAGATTGTTTAACAGTTAAATTATTATTTGAATATGTAAATCCAGTTACAGATGTTGAACCAGTACTAAATCCAGTTACATTAAATGTGCTACCACTATTATTAGTAAATATAGCTGTTCCAGTGGAGTTGTTATAAGTTCCACCAGTTACAAATGTATCACTAGTTTTAAATCCAGTTACTGTAAAAGTACCGCCAGTATTATTTGTAAATGTAGCATTACCATCAGTATAAGTACCACCAGTAACTCTTACATCGGTAGGTAATGTTCTAGTTTTTATTGTACCATCAGTACTTTTAACTAAGAATTGAGTTAATGTGTTATCAGTTGTAGCTGACTGTATATTTAAATAAGGTACATAAACAGTATCATCATTACTACCAGCAATACCAGTACCACCTAATACAGCACTTCTATTACCAAATGCTGTTGATTCAGTTGACCAAATAAATGATGTTGTACCAGATGCTTTTGTATTATGACCACCAGCAAATGTATAATCACCAAATGCTTCAGTATTTTCACCAATTGAAGTGGATGTTAAACCTCTAGCCCATGTTGAATGTCCAGCAGCAAATGAATTAATACCATCAGCCATTGTAGCGTTATTTACTGCAAAAGAATAATTTGCTACAGCATCTAAACCACTATCATTTAAAGCTTTAAGCGAATAAGTTCCAGTTGTACCAGATACCCAATAGCTATCACCACCAGTACCACCACCAGTACCACCACTAATACTACTTAAATTTCTAAAAGCAACATTATTATTAGCGTCTAATGTTAAAAATCTAATTGTTGTGTTATCATTAGTAACTGTTTTTATATTTAATTTTTGAACATAAACAGTATTATTTGACGAACCAGTAATACTGTCACCACCCAATATAACCACACCTACTTTACCATATGGTATAACATTTTGATAACCACCCATAATGAAAGATAATTCACTATTACTAATTGTATTACCAGTACCACCTAAGATAGCATTGTAATATCTTGTGAATGCTGGGTTACCATCTGATAAAATACCGTTATCCGAACCACCAATAATAGTAGAACCATTACTATCAGTCATCTCATTTGAATTACCACCAATAATGGATGAGAATTTAGATGAAATAATTGTGTGGTATTGACCATTTAAAATACTTGATTGTTTACTATTAGTATCTATAGTGTTAGTAAAACCATTTAATATAGTAGCAGTATCAGAATTATCTATTCTATTAGCATCACCACCAATTATTACCGAATAATTTGGTATAATACCAGCAAGTGAATTTTCTTGAAAAATATTGTTATTAGCACCACCAAATATTGACGCATAAGTTACACCATTAGCTTCAATAGTTGAATTGTAAGTACCAATAATTGTATTATTAGATGAACCAAAACCACCACCATCTTCTATATGGCTACCTTCAGAATTTATGATGACTGATGTTGATTGAGATGTTAAATATGAGTTACTTGAGTTGTAAATACCATTAAATGAATTATTCCCATCTATAAGATTACTATCACCACCCATGATAACATCACCAACTGCGTCACCACTACCAGAATTATTTTCTATTTTATTATTAGAACCAGCACCAATAAATGAATATGTTGGTAAATTAAAATTAAATGTATCAATAACGTTATTATAACCACCAACTATGGCAGAACTATCTGCTTGTATTGTACCATTAGCATCACCACCTAACACAACACCATAGTACGTATCAATTAATAAGTTAGCATTACCACCAAAAATACCAGAATTAACACTAGCACCATATAATAAATGTGAATTACCACCCACTATAGAACCAGACTCTGAACCAGATTGGATATAATGGTCTTGACCACCTAAAATGGCTGAGTACGAACCATAAGAACCATAATTTCCAGCACCAAATTGACCACTACCACTAACGTATTGGTGAACAAATGACGTATTACCACTAGCAACTACATAACCAGAAGTACCATAACCACCAGCATGTGACCCTTCACCACTTGCAATTGTATTATTACCTTCAGCGTGTGATGTAATACCACTTGCTGTTGTAAAATATCCTTCAGCATGACTATAATTACCAATAGCCTTTGTACCTTCACCTTCAGAGTGACTAGCAAACCCATTAGCAGTGGTACCCTTACCTTCAGCATGTGATTGACGACCAATAGCTATTGTTTTAGCACCTTCAGAATGACTATCCGTACCTAACGCTTGTGTATCAGAACCTTCAGAATGACTTGTTGTACCAGATGCTATTGTATACTCACCTTCAGCATGTGAAGAGTTACCTTTAGCTTGTGACCCATATCCTTCAGCATGTGAATAATTACCAATAGCCTTTGTGACAATACCTTCAGCATGTGAATAATCACCTTGTGCAGTAGTTTCAGAACCTTCAGCATGTGAATAATCACCTTGTGCAGTAGTTTCAGAACCTTCAGCATGAGAATAATCACCACTAGCTGTTGTAAACTCACCTTCAGCATGTGACGCGACACCACTAGCTATTGTGAAAGTACCTTCAGCATGTGACGCACTATTAAGAGCATGTGCATTATAACCTTCAGCATGTGAATAATCACCACCAGCAGTTGTATCATAACCTTCAGCTACTGAATAGTTACCAGTTGCATCTAAACCAGTTCCGTTATTTACTTTTATTGATTTAGTACCAGTAGACCCAGATGTCCAATAGAAATCACCACCAGCACCTCCACCACCACCTGAACCAACTTCAAATGTGAAATCTTCTCCATTTAATTTTTTTAATGTAACAAAACTACCAGAAGTTTCAGCAGTATAAATTACATTACCTTTTAAATAAAGAAAGTTATTATCTAATTCTGTATGGGATAATACATTTCCTTTTGTATTATCGTTATAAGGTATTAAAAATGGACTAGTTACAGTCCTAAGTATTAATCTATCGCTCATTGGTTTGTTTTATTAAATAAATATCTATAAAAACAAAAAAGCTGGAGACTTACCCCAGCTTTATTTATTTTAATTTGTTTTTATAGGTTAGCGTTATCTAATCTAGTCTTCAATTCTAAATTTTGTTTAGTCAATTCTTTAATAGCCTCAACCAATACTGGAATCATACCTACATAATCAACTGTTAACATATCTTCAGTATTAGGTAATAAATTAACTAATTCTGGGATTACATTATTAACTTCTTGAGCTATAAAACCTAATTTAGTTCCTTCTATCTCAACTTCTTCATTGAATTCAAATGAAACACCTCTAAGGTTATTTACTTTTGTTAATGAATCAGATAAATCAGTTATATTATGTTTAAGTCTTTCATCAGATGGTGTTACTATAACTTTACCACTAGCATTTGTTGATAAACTAGCAGCATTTTTAAGATTATCAATAATTAAATCTGGTACATAAACTGTATTAGCAACAGTACCAGTAATATAATCACCAAATACAATTGTTGTTGCACCGCTTGCTACTGAATTATACCCATGTACAAATGAATAGTTACCACTAGCTATATTAGTTGAACCACCAGCATGAGAATAATCACCAATAGCTGTTGTAAATATACCTTCACTATGTGAACCAGAACCTTGAGCTATTGTATAATAACCTTCAGCATGTGCACCTTGACCATTTGCAAATGTAAATTGACCTTCAGCATGTGAACCATAACCAAATGCTTGAGTATTATCACCTTCAGCATGTGACGCTTGACCAAGAGCTTTTGTAGATTGACCTTCAGCATGTGATGTAATACCAGTAGCTGTTGTATTGTATCCTTCAGCATGTGATGTATGACCACTAGCTGTTGACAACCAACCTTCAGCATGTGAACCATAACCACCACTAGCAGTTGTAGCATAGCCTTCAGAATATGATATCCAACCAGTAGCTCTTGTATTATAACCCATAGCAAGTGAATAATCACCAGATGCGACTAAACCACTATCATTATTAGCCTTAATAGAATATAATCCAGTAGCACCAGATATCCAAGAATTATCTGTACCAGTGACAGTAAATGTACCACCAGTATTATTTCTAAATGTAGTTGTTCCATTTGAATAAGTACCACCAGTAACAAATACATCAGCACCACCACCTGACCCAATGATAATATTACCACTAGCATCGATACCTAAATTATTAACACTAGTACCAGCTGGTACTGATTTTATATTTAATTTATTTACATAAACTGTATTTGCTGTTGCACCAGTAATATTATCACCTAAAACAATAACACTTGAACCATTTGCAAAACTTGTAGAACCATGTACAAATGAATATAATCCACTAGCTTTTGCATAATAACCACCAGCATGAGAATAATCACCAATAGCTGTTGTATAAGAACCTTCAGCATGTGATGCTTCGCCACTAGCTATCGTATAAGAACCTTCAGCATGTGAACCAAAATTACCACTAGCTGTTGTAGAACTACCTTCAGCATGTGAACCATAATTACCACTAGCTCTTGTATAATATCCCTCAGCATGTGAATCTTCACCAATAGCTTTTGTGTAATACCCTTCAGCATGTGACGCTTGACCAATAGCTGTTGTAGCAAGACCTTCAGCATGTGATGTATAACCACTAGCTATTGTAGCGTTACCTTCAGAGTGTGTATAATCACCAAATGCAGTTGTCCCCTCACCTTCAGCATGTGACGATGACCCCAATGCTTTTGTACTACTACCTTCAGCATGAGATGTATCACCAGACGCTATTGCTGCAATACCTTCAGCATGTGAATTATTACCAATTGCAGTTGT